ATCGGCTCTTTCGTGTGCTACTCAGTGGAGGGGACGCTTACCCGTAACCGGGGCGATCCTTGTCACCACTGTTGCGTTTATACAACAGCGTTGTGCTTCTGTCAACACCCCCCTCAATCCGGGTAGGCCATCTTGTGCAAGTCTTCCATCTTGCGACGGGATTCCGCGTCACCCTTCATGTACTTGGCGACGTATTCCTTGTCCTGGCGCAGTGTTGCAATGGCCGCCTTGGCCTGCTCGGGCGTCATCTTGCCACCTTGCGCCGGGGCGCCAGTGCCCGTCTGGAAATCGGGTTCACCGATCTTGGTGCCCAGCGCGTGCATGCGTTTGAACACGCCATCGTATCCGATGACGCTCTCCATGGCGTCCAATTCTTCCTTGGTGAACCCGAACGCCTTGGCCGCCTTCTGCGCCAGCGCCACGTTCTGATCATGCGCCGCGCCCCACTCGGTCTTGAGCTTGCTCTGCGCCTGTTCCGACTTCGCCGTGGTTTCGGCATTCTGCGCCGTGATCCGGGCCTCGATAGAGGCGTTCCACTTATCGGCAACCAGCTTGGCCTGCTTGGGATTCAATCCCGCATCGTGAAACCAGGACTTTGCCTCGGCCGCGAACTTGTCGTCGCCAAAGCCTTTCGGAACAGCGATCTCGTACTTGTCGGCGGTATCCGGCCGGCCCAGCTTGCCGTAATACGCCTTCCACTCGTCGGCCGGAGCGTCGTCCTTGGGCACCACCACCGTTCGACCGGCGCGATCGGCGCCAAGCAGCTTTTCCAGGTTGCGGTAGCCTTCAATCGCATCCTTGCCGGTCTTCCACCCCTTGTTTTGGGTGAAGCCCTTGATGTCGTCGGTCACGCCATCGGCGCCGAGCCAGCCGAATTCGCTGGGCGCGGCAGGCGTCGCGGGAGTTGCAGGGGTAGCAGGTGTTGCGGGTGCGCTTATCGCGGGTGCTGCGGGCGCGGGAGCTTCAGCCATTGACATTCTCCTGGTTGGTTGGGATAATCACATTTCCTCCTGTGGTGCCTTGGCCCCGGTTCATCCGGGGCTTTTTTTGCCTTCGCCGTACAGCTTCCACAACTGGTCGTCCGTCAGCCGCAGATGATGCTGAATCCGCAACCAGACCTCACGCCGGCCATCGAGTTGCGCCGCCACCCGCGGATCGGGGTGAAACGTCGGTTCGTGCGCTCTGGCAAATTTGGCTAAATCAGCTAATACTTCCTGCCCCACCGGATTGTCAAACACGGTGAGGTACTGGTGCCGGCGCCCAAGGAGAAACAGGCGAGCGCGTTCCAGCGCCTCGTTCATTTCTTCTGCCCCGGCATCGCTTTCATCAGCCCGGCCACGGCCGGCGCCGCATCTATAGCCTGTTGCGTGTCGGCCGCTTCCTCGCGGCCCGCTCGAATCTCGTCCACTTCTTCCTGCGCTCGCAGCCAACGCTCCGGCACCGCCTGGATGCGGCTCGACTCAGGAATGATGATGTCCCAATTGAAATGATCGAGCGTCTGCGGGTTCTGCGTGATCTCGGCGATCTTCAACGGCATTTCGAGCGAGCGCCACAACCCAGCCACTTCCTCGGCCTTCTGCGCGCGGGAGAGCGGGGAATCGTATTCCACCTTGTAGCTGCCGTTCGCCTCGATCAACGCGGGCGGCATGTCGGGCAACAAGTGCTGTTCCCGCAGCAAATCCAGTTCGCGGTGAATCAGCGGCCCCAGGTATTCCGATTGCTGGCGGCCCATCGTCGGGGAGAGCAGCATCCCCTTTTCGCGGGTCCGCTCCAACACTTCGGTCGCGGTCATGGTCGGGGTTTCAGTCAAAATCTGAAAAAGCGTAATCAGGAAAGCGTCGTGAATGGCGAGCCGTTCAAGGTCCATCATGTCGCGCGCCACCGCCAGATTCCCGCTCGGCAGCACATCCACCAGCCGCTTCCCATCCGCGCTCATTGAGCCGTAATTGACCGTGCCAGGCTTGAGGCTGAAGCTATCAATCACTCCATCGTCGGCAGCGAGCAGGACCGGATCCACGATTCTGTGGCCCTGCTTCAGCACCGTCTTCTTCTGCTCGTTGATGACCTTGATCGCCGGCAGACATTCCATCGCCGGACCACGGCCGTAGACCTCGCCCGGCGCCTGCACGTAGCGGGAAATCGCGTAGGGGAAGGTGCCGTAGCCGCCTTCCTCCACCATGTTCTTTGTTTCTTCCTCGATGTAGTAGGAGGCGAAGGGCTTGCCGCGGTAGTCCAGCCTATTCGAGTCCACGTCCTCGCGCGGTTTAACGCAATGAAGGAACCACACCTTCTGCTCGGGCGTCTTCTCGCACAGTTGCTTGACCTTCTCAGAAATGGCGTCGGGCCACTTCTGCTTCGCCTGGCGCGCGGTGAACTCGAACCGGCGCAACGCCTTGTCGATCAAGCCCTGATGATTCTCGGCAAAATAGATTTCGCCCAGGTGGATCGCGCGGTAGCGCAGCCCCCGCGGGCGCAACTGGTCGATGAAGATGCAACCCGTACCAAACGCCCCCAGCGCCATATAGTTCTCGTGATTCTGCGCCTGAAAATTCGCCTGCGCCTCCTGCCGGTAGTCGAACAGGACGCGGGTCGCTTCATCAAACCACAAGCGCGCAGCGCGGTCTTTCAGCAGGTATCGGTCACTCGGCACCAGCCGGTGCCAGGTTTGATTGCGCGGCGTCAGCATTGACTCCATGACGGAAGCGAACTTGACCAACGCGGAGCCGGCCGTGCTGTCGTACTGGTGCTCGGTGCGCTTCTCGCCGGGACTGCGCATGCCCGCGGACTCGAAGACGCCCGAATAGGACGGCAGGACCAGGCGCGCGACTTCTTCCCAATGGCTCTCCCAATTGGTGCGCTCGCCCTGCATGCGCTTAAACTCGTCGCAAATCTTAGCGGCGAGTTCTTCGTTGCGCTTGCCGGTGATGTACTCGGCCATGGACTACGCGCCCAGCAATTTCTTCGTCGCCGTCTCCGGCTCGCCCATTCTCGAACGGGTCAGCATAGTCCCGGCACGACCCGTACCCGAACGCCGACGGCGTTCTTCTTCCTGGGCGGCCATGATCTGAGCATCGTTGTTCGCGGGCGCCGCGGGCGCTTCCGGCACCGACGGAACTTCAGGGAATAATGCGTCGGCAACAGGATCCTTACCAAAAACCTTTTTTGATAATGGATCCACCCCGTATTTTTGAAAAGCCTTTGCCACAAAACCCATAGACGTACCCTCCTGCTGTTAGGAAAACGGTGGTGTTTTCACAACAATGTTGGATTGTCGCAACAGTCTACACCGTGAAAGGGCTATCGTCCATCCCGTCCGCAAACCGGCCCTTGGACCGATACCGGCTCGCGTGCAAATCACGCCGGGCGAAGTGTTTGGCGAAGGTGAGCGCCAGCGCGTCGCCATCGTCCGGGCTGCGGCCGATCCGATCCTTAAGCGCCTCTTTCGATTCTAGAATCACCTGGTCCTTGGCCTTCCCGAAGTAGTCGTATTCAACCGCCGTCAGATCGGTGAACAAGTCGGCGGATGCGTCAAGACACCCGCCCGACAACCACTCTCTCGCCAGGGCGTACATTTCGGTGCGCTTGTTGCCCCACTCGGGCTGGTCCGATTTGGAACCAAACCAGACCTCATGCACCCGGTAGCCCTTCCGGCGCAGAATGTCGATGACACCCGTGCCCTGGCCAGCGTCAATGCAAACCCCGTCCGGGTTGAAGGTGTCGATCAGGTAGGCCACCTTGTCCGCGCTCGCCACGGTGTCCATGCCCTTCCAGCGCACAGGCGGGATGCCGCGGGCGTCCGGGCCTTGGCGGAAGCGGGCCACAGAGTAGTCATCCCCAAAGCGTGCCACGTCCACCCCGAGAATGAGGGGGGAGCCGGCATCGGTGATGATGCCCCGGTGCTGGGCGTTGTAGGCCGACTCGTTGGGAATGAACTGCCGCGAACCCTGCTTCGGGAATTGCCCAAGAACCTCCACCCGCACCGCGTCGTGGTCGATCCCATACTGCGCAATCAGCCCGTTGGCCATCGCGGGGTCGATGCCCTCGACAGTGCGAATGTCGATGTTGCGGTGGCGCCAGCGTTGCCGCGTGCCCTCGACGTGAAAAATCTCGTAGCACGCGCCGGAATTCCTCCGCGGGTTGGGGTAGACGAACCAGTAGCGGTTGGGCGTCGGCTCGGTGAAG